ACCAACGCATTTCACACATGAAAATCGAATTTCAGACAGGGGAGCAAATCAAACGCGACAACGGCAGCGGCTACCGACTTGCGGATGCGTTCCCGAAACGCCGATTTTCGGATCGGTGCTTGTACGCCGTGCGATACAACGGCATTTCGCTGGACAACTCTACCGTTGAAAGCATCACACGAGCGAAAGGCGGATCCCGATGACCCAAAAAAACCCAGCCGCCGTAGCCTTAGGCCGTCTCGGTGGCAAGGCGAAGTCTGCGGCTAAATCCGAAGCAGCCCTCGAGAACGGAAAGCGCGGTGGAAGGCCGAGGAAGGACGGGCTGACGATAAGCGGACCCGTTACGCCTCCCTGAGAAGCGACGAATCGGGATGGAAACAGAAATTCAAACAACGCCTCTACCTCCACCGTTCCTGCCGCCCCATCTCCAAAGTCCACATGAACGACGAGGACCGCGGCCGACTCTGGTTCCGGCAGGAATGTCAGGGAATGTGCGGGAATTGATTTATGAACATCAACGGACTGGAATTTACCGACGAGGTGCCAACGAATCCGGGGGCGTATTGGTGGAATCCGTCCAAAGACTCGGCCCACACAAAGCTGGTCGAAAGATACGACGCTTCAGGCCGCCTGTTTGGATGGTTCGACGGCAAGGGCTATACCGATTCAAGGGGATGTACTTCCGCGCATCGTCAACGCAACGTCAGGGACCGTTGCGCGCAATCTGCGGACGGCAAGCGACTGTCGGACAGAGTACAGTGAAGACCAAGGCACACAGCAAGGTTTCGGAGCATTGCGGAGCGGTCCCGAATACGGGACAAGATGCTCCGTTGAATGCGAACCAAAAACGAAACCACCAGAACGGCGGTGCGTCTGCCGTCCGCCATCGCGAAGGAATTGCGACGACGGTCCGAACGCACGGGGAAAGATCAATCGGCCATCATCCGGGATGCCCTGCGGGTGCATCTGGCAATCAAGCCGATGGTCTGCTCACAGTGCCCGAGCTTGCCAAACGGCTCCAGTTCTCCACCAGAAAGGTCCGCGAGTACGCGCGCACCGGCAAGTTTCCAGTGGTTCGGCTTAACAGTCGGGACCTGCGCTTTCACTGGCCCACCGTGATCCAGCGGTTGGCCGGTGCCTAACAACAAACCCAGCTAGTACACCTGTGAGTTATTATCAAGAGTCGGAGGCCGCGATGCCTCTGGAAGTGGTCAGCACCGGGGCGCTCGAATCGATCGAGCGTGCCCAGATCGACACCCAGATCGCCACGGCCAAAAAGTACCCACGCAACATCCTCGCGGTGAAGCAGCAGATGCTATCCATCGCGACCTTGGATGACGAGACCGCGGCTGCGTGTTTCTATACGCTGCCCCGGGGCGGGAAGACGATCCAAGGGCCGAGCGTCCGCATGGCAGAGATTGCCCTCAGCTGCTTCGGCAACGTCAAGGCGGCTACGCGGATCCTCAGCGTGGCCACCGGAGAAAACCCCCACGCGGTCGTGCAGGCGGTCGTGTGCGACATGGAGAAGAACGTCACGTTCTCGGTCGAGAAGCGGCGCCGGATCACGGCCAAGAAGGGTCGCGACGGTGCCCGACGGCCGGTGGACGACGACGACATCCAACTGGCCGTGAACGCTGGCTCGGCAATCGCTTTCCGCGACGCCGTGTTCAAGGTCGTGCCCGGCGCGCTCATCAAGTCGTGCTTCGACGCCGCCCGCAAGGTGGCCGTTGGCGACCTCAAGAGCCTCATTGCCAGGCGGTCTCAGGTGCTCGACCGGCTCAAGAAGATGGGCGCCATCGAGGACCGAATCTTCGCCGCCATCGGGGTGAAGAAGGCCGAAGAGATCGACCTCGACAAGCTCGAGGAATTGATCGGAATCGGGACCGCGTTGAAGGACGGAAGCCTGTCATTGGAGGACGCCTTTCCGGCCCCCGGGTCCGCGGAACCCGGCGATACACCGCGGCCGATGTTCCGGCCGCAGCCAACCACCAGTACCGCCAAGGCACCCTCGACGGAACCCGTCGCGAAGCCCGACGAGACCGAGCCGCAGGCCGATCCAGCCACGACCCCGAAACCCGCGGCCGATCCCACACCGCCGCCGGCTGCGGCGCCGGTCGAGACGCCCCAATCGTTCCTCGCCAACGTCATCACAACCGCCGGCCTGACGTTCGACCAGTTCGTCGCATGGGCCAGCGCCTCAGGATTCCTTGAAGGCCAGCCGGCGAGCTTCGAAGAGATCGACGCGAAGGTCGCCTCTCGCCTTCTCAAGTCTCGGACCGGTATGCTCAACGCCATCCGCTCCGCGGGAGGTGCCCGATGAATTCCGCCACCAAGCCCGATGTTGACCGCATCGCGGAACTCGCCGCGCTCATCGCCGGGCGCGTCCCGTTCCTGATCGAGGAAGCGCGGGCGCAGATCAACGAGTCTATCAACGCAACCATGGAGGAGGCGCACGAGAAGGAGTACCGCAAGGCCATCCTGTCCCTTGCCATCACCGCCAAATGGGACCTCGACGGCAACAATGTCGTCATCTCTATGCCGGTCTCCGTAAAACGTCGCTTCGAGTCGGTCGGCAAGCTCGACGACCCGAACCAGCCCGCGCTCCCGGGAGTGGACCCCAATCAAACGCCGACCACCAAAGCTGCCCGCAAGTTTATCGGAACCATCGAGAAGTCCGGCGAGTGGGTCACGATGAAGATCGGAGGTTCCGCGTGAGCAACCACACCAGCGCGCTCGCCGTCGTCGGCAGCGTTCCCAGCATCGAACTCCGGGGCCAGGCGCTCACCAAGCGCGACGACCTGATCGTGGAGGCGTTGGCCATCACCAAGGTCTCGGACCCGTTCGCGCACGAGGAGGCGTGCAAGCTGCACGTCGAGTTGAAGCGCATGGCCCGCGAGGTCGAACGGGATCGCTCGGCGCTCAAAGCACCGGTGCTCGACCTCGGCCGCAAGATCGACGACTGCGCGCGGCAATTCACCGCGCCGATCACCGATCAAACGGACCGCATCGGGAAGTTGGTGCTTGGGTACGAGGCCGAGGTGGAACGCGAACGCCAAGCGTCCGAGCGCAAGGTCCTCGAGGAAAAGGCCCGCCTCGAACGCGAACGGCGTGCCGCGGAGGAAGCGGAACGCCAGAAGGCGGAACAGGCCCGACGTGAGGCCGAGGAAGCGCAGCGGAAGGCCGCGGAGGCCCTGCGCGCTTCGGTCATTTACGGAGGGCACGAGGACGCAGCCAACGCCGCAGCCGTCGAAGCCCAAGCCGCAGCCGAGAGAGCCCGGGAGGCCGACCTTGCAGCCAAGGCCGCGGCCGAAGCCCCGGCGCAGGTTCCCGCGGTCGTGGTTCCGCCCCAGTCCACAAAGGTCGAAGGCATGCGGCGCCGCGAGGTGTGGGTCGTCGAGGTCATCAACCCCGCGCAACTCTACGCTGCCCGGCCCGACCTTGTGCAACTGGTCCCGCGCATCGCGGAGATCACCAAGGCCGCGGCGAACGGGGACAACCTCCCCGGCGTCAATGCTCGGAAGGAGTCGCGCGTATGAGCACCGACGAACGCAACAACCTGCCGAGCGCGTCGAGCGCGCATCGGTACGCAACCTGCCCCGGGTCGTTCCTGCTCGAGCAGCAGGTCCCGCCCGGCCCTCCGTCACCGGACGCCGAGTTCGGGAACATCGTCCACGCCCTGCTCTCTGAGGAGACCGTGTTCAATGCGACCGACGACCACCGAGAACTGGCCGACAGGTGCCGCGCTCAGGAGGCCGAGCTTGTGACCGAGCACGGATTTACCTCTGCGGTCACGTTCGAGACCCGCGAAAAACGATTCTGGTCAACGGAATATGAAGACTGCCCAACGTGGTCCGGGAAGCCTGACGTGGTGTACAACGCGGCAAGCGGACCCGACTCCGTTCGCGTCCTGCTCATCGACTACAAAACAGGGCGCGGAGAAGTGGACGCAGCGGAAGCCAACCTGCAACTGCGCGCGCTCGTGGTTCTCGTTGCAGAGCACTACGGAAACGTGATCGAGGCTGTGGCGGCGGTCATCCAGCCGCTCGCGGGAAAGCCCACAGTCTGCCGGTATAGCGCCGAAGACATCATGCGAGCCGCCTTCGAGTTGCAAGACCTCATGGAAGCCGTGAAGCTTCCAGACCAACCGCTGAACCCGTCTCCGGCCGCGTGCAAGTACTGCCGCGCGAAACCCATCTGCCCGGCCGCGTTGGACGCGGTGGAAACACTGCCCGCGCTCGCGCCCCGGTCCGGCCGGGAGATCGCGATGACCCCGGAGCAGATCGCCGCGTTCCTCGACGCGGCCAAGGTGGCTGAGGACGTGATCGAAAGCGTCCGCGAGAAGGCCAAGCGGCTCCTTGAGGCCGACTACACCGCGGTTCCTGGCTGGCGCCTCAAGCCCGGCGTGGTCCGCGAAACCATCACCAGACCGGACACCGTGTTCGCGCGGTTCGTGCGCTCCGGGGGCACGCAAGAGCAGTTCATGGGCGCGGTCTCTATCGGGAAAACCAAGCTCAAGGACGCCCTTCGCGCCGCGACCGGGACCAATGGGAAGACGCTCGACGCGTTGCTCGCGGACACCATCGCGGGGTGCATCGAGGAGAAAACGACCTCGCCGTCCTTGGCGAAAGGAGGTGCCGAATGAGCCCGCGCCAAATGGTTGAAGAGTTCATGCGCGCGTTTGGACAGGAGGCGCCGCAGCGGCCCTTCATGCCGTCGCTCGAGACGCGCCGGTTGCGCGGCCGGCTCATCGTCGAGGAGGGGTCGGAAATTGGAGCGGCCACGAACCTCGTGGACTACTTCGACGGGCTCGTTGACACCCGCTACGTGCTCGAAGGTGCCGAGGTGGCGGCGGGCATTCCTGAGGGGGCGATCCTCGAAGGCATGGCCGAAGTCCACCGCAGCAACATGTCGAAGGCGTGGACCATTGCCGAGATCGACGCGGCAGACATGCCCATCGGCACACGCTACCTCCCGCAGTCGGACGGGCGCGTGATCGTGTTCCGGCACGACGGGAAGGTCCTCAAGTCGCCGAGCTATTCGCCCGCGAACCTTCGACCCATCCTCGAGCAATGGGGGTGCCTGTGAAGTGCTTGCAAGCCTTCGGACAGGCTCGCGTCGTCGGCAACCCCGAGGTACTGACGACGAGCAATGGCGACCGCTACGCGGCGCTCACGGTGAAGTTCGACACCCGCGAATTGCAGAGCGGGGCGAAGTTCACGCAGCGGATCAAGTTCCGGTCCTTTGCCGAGGCCGACATTGCGCTGATCGAAAAAGGCGAAGTGCCCGCGGGCACCATCGTCTTCTTCGACGGCGAATGTGACGCCGTGGCCGAGGAGCAAAACGGGAAGTGGTACGCCAACCCTCGCGTCACGGGTCGCCTCATCACATGGAGGCAACCGTGAACGCTCTAGTGTTCCGAGCGGTCGGGATCCCGAAAGGGCAACCCCGCGCGAAGGCGTGCGTCCGCGGTCGCCATGCCGGCGTCTATGACCCGGGCACCGCTAACGACTGGAAAACCATCGTGCGCAACGCCGCGCGCGAGAAGTGGGACGGGGTTCCGTTTGATGTTCCAGTGTCGGTCCGCATTTCGGTGTTTTTCCCGCGCCCGAAGTACCACTTCAAACGCAACGGAGAACTGAAAGAGGGCGCGCCCATTTGGCATGCCTCTAAGCCAGACCGGGACAACATCGACAAGGCTATCCTCGACGCGCTCGTGAACGTCGGCGTCCTCAAGGACGATTGCATCGCGGCCGGTGGGTTCGTCCACAAGCTCTACCACGCTCCGGGTGAGCTTCCCGGGGCATGGATTGAAATCGACACGCTCGGACGCTGACAGCAGACGGAGGGGCGCGCATTCCACACCACACGCACAACACCATGACCACCGAAACAAGAATCCGACGGAACGCTGTCCAAGCAGCCCGCCAATGGGCCACGGTCGGATGCACCCGCTCGAAGGGCTACCTCCTGCGCAGGAACCCCGAGATGTCCGCCGACGAAGCCGCTGCCGTGATCCTCGCCGCCGAAGTAAGTCGATTGGAAACCGAGCTTGCCGAATCCAATCGACAAGCCAGGCAGGACGTGGCCGCGCTCGCGCTCCGACTCGCAGCGGGCATCCCCTAAATATACCCCACAGCCATGCTTCCAATGTCGGCCCCTGTTTGCAAAATGACACCCGTATGAAGAACACGAACAAAATCAAATGCGGCAAGGCACACTCGGGCAGCAAGCAACTCGTCCGCACGATCCGGGGTTTCTGCGAATGCCTCGGGTGCGGGCAGACGTACAACGACGCGCAGGTCGGCGAGGCCAAGCGCGGTGACGGTGCCGGCCGGGGGCTCCTCTACATCCAGGCCTGACCTTCGCGCCTGCGTCGGTGCCTTCGGGCTCCCGGCGCGTGCGCGGCGAGCAGCCGCACCATATGAACGAAATCCTCATCATGACCGGATGGCGCGCCAGGGCGGCGTGCTACTACATCAAGCACCGCTCGGAGGCCATGCGCCTCGGGCTCCGACTCACCGAACGCGTCGCCAACGATTGCCTGCTCGGGGTGATGAAGATGGAGGCCACGAGATGAACGCCACGCCTATCCCCGAGCCCGGCGCGCTCATCCGCCACCACACCGTCGGCCGCATCGTCGGAACCTACCACGACGCCGGGAACAACCTTTACTCGCCGGACGACAAGCGCCGCGCCAACCAAGGGGGGGCCAAGTGACCAACGCTATTCTCGCCGCCGCCCTGATCCTGATCGAGACCGGCGGCAACGACCGGGCCGTCGGCGACCACGGCAAGGCGCTGGGTCCGCTGCAAATCCACGCGGAGGTCGTCGCCGACGTGAACCGCGCCTTCCGCGCGCACTACGAACACCGACGGATGACCAACCGAGCGGAGGCTGTCCAGGTCCTCGACCGCTACCTCGCGCTCTACGCAACTCCCCAGCGCATCGGGCGCGGGGTCACCAACGAAGACCGCGCGCGCATATGGAACGGTGGCCCGGACGGTTGGCGCCGACGCGCGACGCTGGGCTATGCCCGACGGTTCCGCGCGGTGAAAGGGGGTGCCAGGTGAAGAACCGACAACCAACCCAAGCGCAGAAGGTCCTCGCGCGCCTCAAAGCCGCAGACGGCGGGTGGGTGTCCATGCCCGCGCTCGTCGAAGCCTCCGGGGCCTACGCGATCCACAGCCGAGTCTCGGAACTGCGATCCTACGGCCACGAAATCGAGAACCACGTCCTGCGCTTCGATGGATTAGCCCTCTCGTTCTACCGGCTCAACGGGGAGGCCGAATGAACCGCAAAGAACGTGAGGCTCTTGGTATAAGCCCGGGGCGTGGCGGGCCGCGTGGTGCGCTTTTCCGGCCGCGGGTAACCATCGATCAGATCGCGGACATCAAACGCGGGTACGAAGCCGGCGAACCGCTCGCCACCATTGCCGCGCGCAACGGAGTCTCCGTGGCCTACGTGTCGCAACTCGGGACCGGAACCCGGAACAGGAGGAACGCGCAGAGCGTCTACGTCTACCGGCTCAACCATCTGACCGAGGATCAGCGGGAAAAGCTGGCAAAGGAAGCGGTTGGAGACCCGGCCGAAGTTTCACCTTGTACCGGGAACGGTGAGCCCGCAACTTCCACGGGTCGCTGCAAGGCCTGAGAACCGAGCAACGGCAACCACAAGGCACACATGGACACTAAGTTTCGCCCCACCACGTTCGGGAACCGTCGCGGATTGTGTCCCGCGATTTCTCAGCCCGGCGAGGTGGGGCATTTCCCTTTTTGACCATGGCCTGGATCGAACTTCACCAAACCCTTCCGCGGCATCCGAAGCTCATCAGGCTGGCCGCGCGGCTGCAAATTCACACCGCCCAAGCCGCCGGGCACGTCGTGTTCCTCTGGCTATGGACACTCGACTACTGCCCGAACGGCGGCCTTTCCGACTTCGGCGCCGCGGAGATCGCCGCGGCCTCGTCATTCACTGGGGACGCCGACCTGTTCCTCGAGGCTTTGGTGGCCTGCGGATGGATTGACGAGGACCGTGCAATCCACAACTGGCACGAATACGCCGGCCGACTGGTCGAGGAGCGGGCGCGGGACAAGGAGCGGAAGCGCGCCGCCCGGGAGTCGTACAAGTCGAGGATGTCCGTCGGATGTCCGGCGGACGGAGATGGGACGGCGGCTGGACGGCGACCGTACCCAACCCAACCCAACCCAACCCAACCCAACCCAACCGTACCAGAAGACAATGGGGCTCCTTCGGCGCCCCGCACCAGGTTCACCCCGCCGACCCGCGAGGAGCTTGATATCGAATCCGCCAAGATCGGATTGCCGAAGGCGCAGGTGGACCTGTTCGTCGCCCACTACGCTAGCAACGGATGGAAGGTCGGCCGCAACCCGATGAAGTCGTGGCCTCACGCATTGGCAGGCTGGGCTACGCGGTGGCGCGGGCGCGAATCCCAACCCGCATTAGGATTCGGCCGCCGTGGCCCGCTCCCCAAAACCCCCGATGACGCCGGATTCTGACAACCCCATGAGCACCGACACCACCGCCCCGATGGAGACCGAGGTCCGCGCCTGCGGGACCTGCGGCAAGACATTCGCCGCACCCGTTTGCCGAAACCCGTTCGACGAGACCAAGGTTCTCGCCGTTGCCAGGCATTGCGGTCCGTGCGTCGGTACCGAAAACCTCCGCATCTCCAAGGGAGTCGAATCGAGGCGCGCCGAGGCCGCGGAAGCCGGGTTTCGCGACGCCTGGAACCGGATTTGCCCAGAGGAGTACCGCTCGAAGCTCGAGGGTGGGAACACCGACATGCTCCGCCTCGCGGACGAGCAGCCGGCGTTCGATCAAATCACCGCCCACCCGTTCGGAGCGCGCGGCCTCATCCTTCGGGGCGGCACGGGCGCGGGAAAGACCCGGTGCATGTACCGGCTCTTGCGCTCCTACTTCCTCCGCGTCCCTCGCTCGTCGATTGTCGCCATGTCGGCCGGCCGGTTCGACCGCGAGGCCCGGGACTCTGCCGGCAACTTCACGCTGTCCGATTGGTTCGCGAAGCTCGCCGTGGCCGACGTGCTTTTCATCGACGACGTGGGCAAAGGGAAGTGGACGCCCGCGACCTCGGGCCAGTTTTGGGAACTCGTGGACGACCGAACGAAGCACGGCAAGCCCGTGTTCCTGACTACCAACTTTTCCGGCCAGCGTCTCGTGGAGGTCTTGGGCCTCGACGGCGACACCTCCGAACCCCTTTTGCGGCGCCTGCGCGAACACTGCGACGTGATCGTCTGCCGCTCCAACAAACGCCAAGCCACCACCGAATGAACCACGTCACCATTCTCGGGAACCTCACCCGCGACCCCGAAACCCGATTCACGCCCAACGGCAAATCGGTCACCGAGGCGAGCATCGCCGTCACCGAACGCTGGAAGACGGAATCCGGCGAAGCCAAGGAAAAGACCGCCTTCATCGGCCTCGTCCTGTGGGGACCGACCGGCGAGGCGTTCGCCAAGTTCCACCGCAAGGGCGCCAAGGCGCTCGTCGAAGGCAAGCTAGTCCAGGAGGTCTGGGACGACAAGGACACCGGCAAGAAGCGCGAGAAGACCAAGGTGCAAGTCGAGAAGTGGCACTTCCTGCCCACGCGCGACGGCGGGCAGCAGGCCGAACGGGAACAGGTCCGCGAGGCTGCTACCCAACCGCGCACCGCCACACCCGCTTCCAAGCCCAATGGTACAGACCTTCCGCTCGATCCCGAGGAGGATGACGTGCCCTTCTGATCCCAACCCGCCACGCCAACACACAATCCCAACCCAACCATCCCCATGCCCTACTCCGCCAGACCCGAAGCAATCGCCATGCGCGCGCGGCGATTGTCCGACGACATCCTCGCCGGCAAAGAAGCCCAACGCTTGAAGCGCCATCGGGGCCGCAAACGCATCGCTGACCTCACCTCGAAGGCCCGCATCCGCCTTGGGTTCACCCAGCGGGCAGAGGCGTCGAAGCAGGCCAAGGTCCTGCACCACCTGTCCCGCGGACGGGACGCCGGGGACATCGCCGTGCGGGAGTCGTGGCTCATGTCCGACGTGCTCGGCATCATCGACCGCATCAAGCAGACGCACGACGCCTGCCAAAGCGTACCCAACGCCGCGCTCCCTGCGCCTCGCCAAGCCATCGCAACGGCCGGGAAGGGTGAGGACCGCGGAAACAAAACAAAACGCGCAGGCCGGCCTGCTACGCGCGGCAGCACCCAGGCCTCCTCCCCCCGGGGTGGGAACCCTACCGATTTGACGAACGAACGCCGGGGCCGAAAAGGACCGAAGACCACCCGAGCGTAAAGTTTACCCCATAAACTAAACCCCGAACCCATTGGAAAAGAGCAAAGCAACAGACCGCAGCGCAACCCACCCGCTCGTGGCAGTACAGGAAGCGCCGGGCAGACCGTCGGTGGCTTTCCGCGGCCCGGAAGGCTGACGGCCTGATCTGCGACCAAACGAGCACAGCCACGCAACTCGACCGAGCCATTGCCAGTGCGAACAGTTGGTGGTGGAAGATGGTGGAGCTTGCCGTTGAACGTGACGGCTGGGAGCGTCCGAGACCATGACACAGACCGAATACGCGCGGCACGCCGGGTTGACCAAGGGGCGGGTGTCCCAACTGGTCAAGGCCGGAATGCCGTTGACGTCTCCCGAGGCCGCGGACTCGTGGCGCGGTATGTCGGCCCAACGCCGCGGACCGGATCATTCGACTCCGGCCGCGGGACCGTACCGTCCGCCCGAGGCCACCGCCCCGCCGGTCGGCCCCGAGAGCGAGACCGCGGACACGCCATCGGGCGCGTACGAGCGGCAGCGCCGGATCGAGCGGGCCGCCTACGCCCTCGCTGTCAACGCCCTGCGGAACAAGCAACCGGACGCCGGCAAGCTGGTGTCCATCCACGCGCAGGCTGCGCGCAATTTGACCGAGGCGAGGAATCAGGTTATCGGCCTCGCGGAGCGCGAGAAGACGCTGGTCTCTGGCGACTGGGTGCGGAAGGCGATGACCTCGCACGACGGCGCCGTGGCCACCCTTCTCCGCGCGATGCCCAAACAACTCGCGGGCCGCATCGCCCCGCACGACCCCGAGCACGCCGAGCAGGAATTGGAACGCTGGGTGCAGGAGGTCGCGCTCGCCACCCTCAACCAAACAGACCCCTGGAAATGAAAACCCAAACCACCATCGAAAACCTCGGTATTGAAACCCTCATCCCGTACGCAGCAAACGCCAGAACACACTCCGACGAACAGGTCGCCCAGATCGCCGGCAGCATCCGCGAGTTCGGATGGACCAACCCGGTGCTGATCGACTCCGCTGGCACCATCGTTGCCGGGCACGGCCGCGTTATGGCCGCGCGCAAGCTCGGGATCCAGTCCATCCCGTGCATCCGTCTCGGGCACCTCACGCCCGCGCAGGTCCGGGCCTACGTCATCGCGGACAACAGGCTCGCGCTCAACGCCGGATGGGACGAGGACTTGCTCGCCGCCGAAATGTCCGCGCTCAAGGAGGAAGGGTTCAACCTTGGGTTGACCGGGTTCTCGGACTCCGAAATCGACAAAATGCTTGGACGGACCACAGGCGCCGAACCGTCCGGCCAAGGAATCGAATATCAGGAGAAGTACGCCGTTCTGGTCGAGTGCGACGACGAAGCCCACCAGCAGGCCACGTTCGACAAGCTCCAATCCATGGGGCTGACCTGCAAGGTGCTAGTAAACTGATCCCATGAAAGTCCAAATCAGAAACAGATGCTCGGATTTCAACAGCTACCGAGCGGCGCGGGTCAAGAGTCTGTTCAACTGCGAGTCCGGCGCGAACTTCAACCTAGACGCGGAGATCCCTGACGATTCCGCGGAGTGGAAAATTGGCGTAGTCGTCGGCCCATCCGGGTCCGGCAAAACGTCGATAGGACGGTCAGTATGGCCGGACGTTGGCATCTATGACGGGGACTTCGGGTGGCCAAAGGACGCCCCGATCATTGACGCAATCGCTCCTGTCGGGAACTTCGACGACGTTGCCGGCGCACTGTCCGCGGTCGGGCTGGGAAGCGTACCGGCCTGGCTGCGTCCGTTCCACGCCCTGTCGAACGGGGAGCGGTTCCGGGCCGGTCTTGCCCGGATAATCGCGGAGGGGAAGGAAAAGGTCATCATCGACGAGTTCACGTCCGTCGTGGACCGACAGATCGCCAAGATCGGGGCAAGTGCGTTTGCCAAGGCGTGGAGACGCGGGGCGGGAAAAGCCATCCTGCTTTCGTGTCACTACGACATCCTTGATTGGATTGAACCGGACTGGGTGTTCGATACCCGGACCGCGCGGCTCGAAAGGGGGTTACTTCGGCGACCCAAATTTGACCTCGAAATATGGAAGACGGACGGCAGCTACTGGCCTGCGTTTGAGCCGCATCACTATCTGAAGCTTCCGCGAATGGTCGCCGCTCAATACTACGTCGGGTTTGTCGATGGGGAGGCGGTCAGCCACATTGCGGTCTCCCCTCGTCTTGAAATCGGCGGAATGCGCGCGTGCCGAATGGTCGTCATGCCGGAGTGGCAGGGCGCCGGCGTCGGGGTGCGCTTCCTGAACGAAGTGTGCCGCTTGCAATTCGACCCATCGGCGAACCGGTTCGCGCCGCGGGTGAAGGCCGTCTACTTCCACACCTCTCATCCAGGCCTTTGCGCCGCCATGCGGCGGGACAAGAAATGGGTGCAGGTTTCGCAAATGATGGGCGGGGGTCACAAAGGAAAGTCTGGTTCGAGCATAGCAAAATCGGGAGGAATCAGCGCCGGGTACGGCGGCCACCACCGTGCCGTCCAGGGCTTCAAGTTCATTCGTCCGAAGGAAACCAAAGCATGAAGGTTCTATTGGCAGGGCAAAAATGGTTCGGGGCGGAGGTTTTCCGCGCCGTCCGGAAAATCGATGGAGTTGAGATCGCGGCTGTTTCGTCGCCAGTCGGAATCGAAAAGGAAGACAAGCTGACCGCGCAGGCGGGTTTGGCAAGAATCCCGATCATCCCGGCCGGGTCGCTTCGGGCCACCAATATACCGGATGGAATCGACCTCATTGTCGCGGCGCATTCGCACGACTTCATTTCGGAGAAAACGAGGCTCCGGTCCCAGTACGGAGGAATCGGCTACCACCCGAGTCTCCTTCCGCTGCACAAGGGACGCGACGCAGTGCGCTGGTCGATCCGAATGCGGGAGCGGGTCACCGGCGGAACCGTCTATCGGCTCTCAAACAGGATGGACGGCGGAAACATTCTCGCACAGGAACACGTCTTCATCCGCCCCGATGATACGGCGGAAGAACTTTGGAGGCGCGACCTCTGCCCGCTCGGCGTGAAGCTGCTGGCCGAAGTCGTGGCGCGTTTCAAACGTGGTGGACATTTGCTCGGAGATCCACAGGACGAAGAACTCGCAACCTGGGAACCGTCGATTGACAGGCCCCCAGCGTTCAGGCCGGACCTTCTTCTTCTTGGCTACAAAAAATGACCCTCACCGATCCCCAGCGCGACATCCTCGACTTCCGGCGGACCCTGTACCGGCCGACGCCGCGCCAGACAGTCGTGGCGTGGGCAGAGGCTTCGCTGAAAATGTCGGCCCGGCAGACCGAGCACCCAGGCCCGTTCTCGACATCGCTTCGCCCGTACATGCGAGAGCCGATGGAAGGGTGGAAAGACCCGGGCGTGTCCGAGATCGTGCTGTGCTGGGGATCGCAGACGGCGAAGACGACGACGCTCATGGCTGGGCTCGCGTGGCTCATCGACAACGAACCGTCCCCGGTGCTCTGGCTCATGCCCACGGAGAACCTTGCCCGGTCGTTCTCGAAATCCCGGTGGCTCCCGTTGCTCGAAGACTCGCCCGCGATGGCGTCGAATTTCCCCGGGGACAAGGACAAGATCACAAACCTAGAGCAGCACTTCACCCGGTCCACGCTGACGTTCATCGGGTCCAACTCCCCGGCGAACCTCGCGTCCCGGCCGGTGCGCGTGCTGATCGGGGACGAGGTGGACAAGTTCGCGCAGGCCACGGAGCGTGAGGCCGACGCACTGGACCTCGCCGAGCAACGGCTCAAGGCGTTCTCGTCCTCCAAGTCGTTCCTGACCTCAACGCCCACGGTGACGGAGGGGCGGATTTGGCAGCGGTTCATGCGGGGCGACCAGCGCCGGTACTACGTGCCGTGCCCGAACTGCAAGGAGCGGATCCGGCTCGAATGGCGGCAGGTCAAATGGGACGAGACCGCGAAGATGCAGGACGGGAAGTGGGACTTCTCGCGGGTCCGCGCGTCCGCCCGGTACGAGTGCCAACTGTGCAAGGGTAGCATCACCGACGCACAGAAGGTCGCATCCCTTCGCCATGGGACATGGATCCCGGAGAACAAGGGGTCACTCCCCGGCGTGCGGTCGTACCACCTTTCGTCGCTGTACTCACCCGACCGGAAATGCACCTTCGGCCACCTCGCGGTCGCGTTCCTCGAGGCGCAGGAATCGCTGCTCGGGTTGCAGGGCTTCATCAACGGCAACCTCGCGGAACCGTGGGAGAACCAAAGCGCGCCGCGGCATCGCGAGGAACTGATCGTTGCCGGCGGCGAGGGAATCGACGGCGAGGCGGTGAAGTTCCTGACCGTGGACGTGCAAGCGCAGTCACCGCACTTCTGGTTCGTCGTGCGGGCGTGGTCGCCGGACGGATCAAGCCGCGCCATCGACTCCGGTCCGCTGGACACCTGGCACGACATTCGGGAGAAGCAGATGGAACACGGTGTCCAAGACCTGCACGTAATCGTCGATTCCGGCTACGACGCGACAGCCGTCTACTCGGAGTGCCTGCGATGGGGTCGTTTCATCCGGCGCGATGGACGGGTCCCGCTGTGGGTCGGATGGATGCCGGCGAAGGGCTTGCCGAGGAAAGGGTGGCGCAACCCGAAGACCGGCGTGGATGAACCGTTCTACCTCCGCGGGATCGACCCACGGATTGGCGACGGCGCCGGCCGGCAGGGCACCCTCGAACTCAAGCTCCTAGAGTTCTCGACGGACACGACCAAGGACATCCTCGACCGGATGCGCCGTGGGAAAGTCTCGACCCGCTGGGAAGTCGCGGAAAATGTTGCGACGGCCGAATACTGGCGGCACCTCGACTGCGAGCAGAAGGTCGCGCGCTTGTCTTCCGCCAACGGCCGGACAACGTGGACGTGGCTCCCGCGTTCACAGAAATGGCCGAACCACCTTGCCGACTGCGAGGTCGAGCAAATCGCCGCCGCGCTTTTCCACAACCGTCTGAAAGTGACCGCCACCACCGACCGATGAAGACCGAACTCCTGACCCCGAAGGAACTTGCCGGGATGCTCAAGCGGAACGTGTCCTACGTCTACGCGATGCGGGTCCGCGGGTTCGCGATGCCCGGCGGTCGCGCGACTCTGGTCGACGCGCTCTCGTGGCTGAACTCGAACCCCAACCCGCGCAAAGGCGAGCCCCGCGGGGGCAAGCGGAAGCGCACGGGAACACGGCGCGCTTGAGGTGGTCGGCGCGGTGTGCGGATTTTGGGGTGTGGCCGCGTCAACCCCATTCGCCCGATCCTACCTCCGACAAGCGTGGGCCGACGCCCAATCCGCCAGCGCGTCGCTTCTCAGCACCCTGAAAGGGCTGAACTCGGCAGTGATGGCAACGGTCAAGACGGGCCAGACGATCCTGTCCACGGCCGGCAATGGTCGGTCGGTCACGTTCACCGGACCGGGTTCGGGCATCAGTCCAGAGGACATCGTAGAATTGCTCGACCGGCTGCTCCGTCTGTACGACGAAGCCGTCGCGGACGGAATGACCACGGACGCCACCCGATATAGTTGGATCATGGCCGCGCTCGTGCCAGTGCGTTCAATCGGGACCAACTTCGCGAACAACATAAACCGATGACCCTCTTTTCCCGAATCGCCGCGGCGTCGCGCACGCTTCTCTCCGGGCCTCCCGCGCCCGTGGTTGTCCAAGTTCACCCTCCAATGGAGATCGTCGCCCGCTACGAGGGCGCCACACCTTCGCCGAACCGGACCCAACTTCCAGGCTCCGTCGTCGGTCCCAGGGCTGACATCAGCCAGTGGACGCGCGCCGAACTGGTTCGGAAGTCCCGGTACTTCGAGAAGAACTCGGCCCTGCTCAACCGCATGGCGGACCTGTTCGAGCAGTACACGGTCGGGCTCGGCATCCCCTTTTTCCCGGCGTCGTCCAGCGAGGCTTGGAACAAGGACGCGTTTACCGCGTGGCAGGACTGGCAGAAGTTCGCGGACCTTTCCTCACGCCAAACGTTCGGGACGTTGCAGGGGATCATCGCCCGCGCCCTGTTCATCGACGGCGAGATTTTTATTCTCAAGACCCGCGGCGACACGGGGAATCCGCGGATCCAGTTGATCGAGTCGCACCGTATCAAGACCCCGTCCAACCGGAAAGCGGAGGCCGGCAATGTGATCGTCGACGGCGTCGAACTCGACCCGCGCGGGCGCCCGGTCGCCTACTGGGTCGAATCGGATGCAGTCACGTCCTCCGGGATGGTGGTCGCGACAGCCGACACCATCCTTTCCCGCATCCCTGCCGACTACGTGGTCCACGTCGTCGAGCCTGGTCGGACCGGCCAGGTGCGCGGGCTGCCGTTCTGCTACCCTGTCATCAACGCGCTGCACGACCTCGACGACTTGCAAGTGTTCGAGATGAAGGCCGCGAAGGAAGCGGCGTCGGTGACCAACGTCATCAAGACGAAATCGGGCGAGGTGACGGACGAGGAATTGCTGCGCGGACTGCAAACGGCATCCAACGGGGTCGACAAGTCGGTGTACTACCGGGACGTGTTCGGGGCCGAGGCAAAGGTGCTCAAGACCGGCGACGAGTTCGGGCAGTTCAAGGTCGAGCGGCCGAGCGCGGCGACGTCCGGGTACTGGGAGAAGATCGAGTCCATCATCTGCGCCGGCATCGGCATCCCGCGCGAAATCGTCCTCCCGACGTCGATGCAGGGCACGTCCATGCGCGGCGTGATTGAGATCGCCAACGGCTACTTCCGGCAGCGGTCGGCCGTGATCGCGGAGGCCATGCGGATGGTCTACGAGTTTGTGATTGGCACGCTCATCCAGACCGACCCGAATCTACAGACCGCTCCGGGCGACTGGTTCCGTGTGACGTGGCAAAGCCCGCGGTCCATCTCGGTGGACATCGGCTACGACTCGGCCGCTGCCATCAGCGAGTTCAAGGCTGGGATGCGGACCTTGCAGGATTTCTACGGGCAGCGCGGCGAGGACTGGCGACAGGCTCTCCGTCAGCGTGCCGTTGAAGCCGCGGAGGCCGAGAAGCTGGCCAAGGAGTTTTCCATCCCACGGGCGTGCATTTTGTTGCTCGACCCAAACGAGCTTTCCTCCATGCAAAAGCAGGGCGGCACAACCGCCTCGACGCCGCCGCAGCCCGCGAAATGATGGGCACGGGGAAACGCGGGAACACCCGGGCGAAGTCCGGTGTTGGCATGGCTGGGGACGTGTTGTGGATGCTGTGACGTGGCCCGTACTCCGAACGAAATCGACCGATGAAAACTTGGTTCAGCATCAAAGCGAAGGCGGACCCGAAGCCCGGCGAGAGCGACGCCGAGGTTATGATCTACGACGAAATCGGGTACTGGGGCGTCCGTGCCAAGGACTTCATCAAGGCGTTGAAGGACTCCGGAACGAAGGCGCCGCTGGTCCGAATCAACTCCCCCGGCGGCGACGTGATGGACGGCATCGCGATTGCCAACTACCTCCGCACTCTCGATACCACGATTCAGATCGACGGCATCGCGGCGTCCATGGCGTCCTACATCGCCACGGCCGGCAAGCGGGTGAACATCGCGGACAACGCGTTCGTGATGATCCACAACCCCTGGGGCGTCGCGGTCGGTGACGCGGAGCAACTGCGCGAGCAAGCGGACGTCCTCGACAAGATCGGGCAGACGTTGGCCAACGGCTACTCGACCCGGACCGGAAAGAGCATCGAGGCCGTGCAGGCGTGGATGAACGACGAGACGTGGTTCAACGCGGCCGAGGCGAAGGACGCCGGTCTCGTGGACAACGTGAACGCGTCGGTCTCGTTCTCCGCGTCGCTCACCAGTTTTCGGAAGGCGCCGGATAGCCTGCGGACCAGTGCCGCGGCATCGACCCCGGTGCCTCCCAACAACGCTCAGCAGAAAACCACAACCACACCGCAGAAAAGCACCACCACCATGAAGAAGCTCCTCAACGCTCTCGCTCTGGCCGGTTTCGTCTCGTCCGTGAATCTGGACGACGATGCAGCCGCGGCCGAGTTCGAGAACAAGTTCAACGCGCTCACCAAGGAGCGTGACGACCTCAAGGCCAATCTGGACACGCAGGCCAAAGAGAACGCCACGACCGCGGTTGACGCTGCCATCCGCGACGGGCGCATCACCGCCGAGACCCGCGACGGTTGGATCGCCGCCATCGCCAAGGACACGGGCGCGCAGGCGTTGCTCGCCAAGCTCCCGGCGAAGCTCCCCGGCTCGGCCCCCGTTGGCCGCTCCGTCGGGTCCGACGACTCGACGCCGAAGACGCTCACCGAGAAATGCCTCGAGGCCAACAAGGCCGCGACCGGCGCCCGTTAATCACCGCCACAACCAGCAACCACCACCTCAGCTAAGAAACTACCATGGCTCATACTACCATCGCCAATCTGTGGACCCCGCAGATTTGGATCACCACCGTGGACGAGCAGGCCCGCGCCTTGTCCGGACTCATCACCTCGGGCGGATTCACGCAGTCGGGTCTGTTCGACAGCGCCGCGTCGGGTGCCGGCACGAGCGTCAACCTGCCGTTCTTCGCCGACCTGACCGACACCCTCGACGGCATCCAGGTTGAAGGCACGGCACCGACCGTGAACAACATCGGTTCCGCGCAGAACGTGGCGCCCGTGTTGAACCGCGTTTTGGCGTTTGGCGCCGAGGCTCTGGCGAAGGCCGTCTCGGGTTCCGACCCGGTCGCGGCCATCACCCGCCAACTTGCCCTGAACCGGCAGAAGCGGCTGCAACGCACCGGGCTCAACATCCTCCGCGGACTGTTCGCGTTCGGCTCCGCTCCGGCCACCGCCGCCGCCATGTCCGCGTGCCGCTCGGACGTGTCGCTCGAAGCCGGCGCGTCTCCCGCGGCCGGGCAGTTGATAGACTCGACCAAGTTCAACAACGCCTGCGCGCTCATGGGTGAACTCCAGTCGAACCTGATGAACGGGGCTGTCTGGATGCACCCGCTCGTGCGCGCTGCGTTGCTCAACGCGGACGCGAACAGTTTCGAGCGGTCCTCGAAGATGGGCTTCATGCTCGAGACCTACAAGGGTATCCCGGTCTACGTTTCGAACCTGCTCTCGCGGTCCGGCACGACCAGCGGAACCACGTACGACACGTACGTGATCGCGCCGGGCACCATCGGCTGGGGCATGAAGCCGCAGTCCCCCGGTATCGACGCGGCGAGCTTGCAGTACTTCGCTTCGCCCGACACGAACCGGGAAACGATCTACGACCGCACCCGGGCGTTGATCCACATCAACGGCACGAAGTGGACCGGGACCCCCGCGGGCCAGTCCGCGACGGACGCCGAGTTGGCCACCTCCACCAACTGGGCGCTCGCGTACCAGACGGCGGACCGCGTGGGCGTCGTTCAGATCCGCACCAACGGCTAAGCCTATGCCCGCAGACACCAACAACACTGGAGGCGAGCAGGACGCCGCCACGGGTCCGTTCGGAATGGCGCAAGACGAGTTCACGGCGTTGCAAGCCGCGCAAGCCGCGCACGCCCGGGGTCAACGCATCGCCGACCTGTGCCGGCGGGAACCCGTCGTGCGGGAACTGCTCGAGGAAATCGAAGCCCTGCGGAAGCAGGTAAGCGATTCCGCGCGGCAACCGGAACCGAAGAATTCGAAAAAGTAGCACCCAGTGAACGCGGCCGACATGGCTCTCGCTCAGGGTTTGACGTCGCTGGTCCAAACGGCCGGCGACGTCGTGACCTTCCGCGGGCTGTCCGTGTCGTCCGTGGTCAATCTCGTGGTCGTGCCGGACAAGCCCGGCGAGCGCGGGATCCCGGACCTGTCGATGCGGCAGACGAGCCGGATAGAAATCCCGGTCTCGGAATTGGAGTCAGACCCCAAAGCGTCGGAAATCATCGAGAGCTCAGGCCCTCGGTACCACCGGATTCAGGCGGTGACGTTCACTGGCCTCGCCTGGATGTGCGATTGCGAGGTGTCAACGTGATCACCGCTGGGCAAGCTGTGATTGAAGCCAAGGGCGTGGAGAAACTTGTCTCGACCCTTCGGGGGTATGCCGCCGCGAGCGGAAAAGCGATGGACGACATCCTCGCACAAGAGGCGCGGCAAATGTCGTGGGAGCTTTACAGACAGTTCCGCAAGCTATCCCCGAAGCCTGCGGACATCCTCGGCGCGGCCATTGGACGCTCGTGGCGCATGGGTCGCGTCGGGAACGCGCTCACCTCGTCCCACTTTGGAATCTCGGCCGCAGCCGACCGGCGGGCCAACGCCCTCCTTGAAGGCCAACCGTCGGACTACTTCCGGGTGACGACAGACGGAGGAGGGATGCTCAAGGTTCGGCGCGTCCGGTTCTCTGGCCGCCGCACGTTCAAGACACGGACCCGGCTTTCTCCAGTACTCCGCGGTGGCCGGTACGGTAACAAGTTCGCCGCCGGTTCGCTCCGGGCATCGCAGGTCTCGCGCTTCGAGATCGGGCAGGCTATGCGGACGAACCGCGACATCAAAAGGCTGAACCTCGGCGCCCTGTCCGCTGCGGTCGAAATCGCTTTCCGCCAGCGCGCTGCCAAGGGCTCCACGCTCGCGGTCCAGTGGCTCCCGAAGGTCTACCGCACGCGGAAGTCCTCGATGGTGAAGAACGGCCCGTTGATCGTGAACTCGCCGGCCACAGGATACGAACTTGGCCGTGTTTCTTTCTTCTCATCCGACGGCCGACTGAACAGGATCCGCATCGACGCCAACGCACCCGGGACTTCGAAGGTCATGGTTCGGTCTGGTGTCTTCGCGCAGGTCCTCGCCGAACGCGTTCGGGATCGCGAGAAGTACATCCGGGACAAAATGACCGGCGCCAAACAAGCAGCTTTCCGTGGGTTGAAATGATCGCGATCAAGGACATCCAAACGACGGTTTCCGCCGCGGTCGAGGCCCACGCGTACTTCGCCGCGGCTCCCTCCATAAAGTGCGTCGCCGACGATGGGACCAAGGAAGGCGTGATCGAGGACGCTCTACGCAATCGCGGGGCTGTCTCAATCGTTCCCCACGTACTGCGCGGGGTCCGCAAAGACGGGATGGCAGGAAAGGTTCTGCTCGAGGCGGAAATTGTCGTGCGGGTGCAAATCGCGCCGCAGGTCAACAACGCCACTGGCAAGGCAAATCGCAATATCTACGAGATGGTCCGAGCCGTGTCCGAAGCCGTGCTCAGGATCGCACCAACCGCGGGCGGAAAAAAGTTCGCGACCACGGACGAGTTCCTTCAACTCACGACGAGCGACGAAGGGACCATCACCTACGACGTCTTTTTCTCTGTCCTCACCAGCCTCAACTAAACAGCAAAAAAACATCCCATGACCACCGATTCACTGATCCTTGGCAATCACGCCTTCTTCTTCCGAGACGGCACTTCGTTCACCGTTCCAAGCGCCGGCACCGCTGGCCGCTCGTCCAAGCCGGGCGCGGCCGACACGGGTTGGATCGACCTCGGAATCCTGCGACAGGTGTCCGTGCAGAATGAGCGCGACGAGAAGGAAATCTTCGCGCCAACCCCTGGCGTGCTGCGCCTTTACGACGTCGTGGAGACCAAGCGCCAGATCACTTTCAAGCTGACGGCCGATCAGGTCACTCCGCTCGCGTTCGAGCTTATGTTCGGGACGCTGGCGCTGACCTCGGGCTCGACGCAGTACAACCCGCTCGAGGGCGCGATCAAGAAGGGCTGGCTCAAGGTTCAACAGTACAAGCAGGACGACAGCCTGTTCAACACCGTGGACGTGTTCATCGCGATCAAGGTCTCTGGCGAGATCACGTTCGGCGACAACATCGTGTCCGCAGAGTTCGAGGCGCGCGTGCTCCACTCGACGCTGAACACTGGCTCGCTGGCTTAACCTAGCCGCGCCATGCCTGCCGATCCCATCACCCCATCGCGAGCGGCCTCGTGGGACAACACGTCCGCTGCCTCCGGGAGCCCACCGAATTCCGCGGCGTGGAACAACGCGTCCGCTGCCTCCGGGAGCCCACCGAATTCCGCGGCGTGGGACAACACGTCTGCCGCAAATGCGAGCCCACCGAATTCCGCGGCGTGGAACAACGCGTCTGCCGCAAATGCGAGCCCACCCAATGCGGACCCGTTCGTCAACGCCACGCCGGATGCCGGACCCGTGGCCGCAAACGTGACCTGCTACGGCCGGCTGACCGCGAACCTGTCGTCCTTCTCCAACGTGACGGGCGCGGACAACGGCGTCGACCTGTCTGGCCCGGACGCCACGTCGAAACAACGGATGCTCCTGCTCACGGAGCAGAGCGACCAAGCGGAGAACGGCATTTACTACTTCGCCACCGTTTCGACCAGCATCGCCATCGACGCGTATTTCACGTCCAACGGCGTCTATCAGGTCACCGGCCTGACGGCGAAGCGCATGTACCGCTGGGTGAATGGCAACGGCACATCGATCAGCAACGGCAACGTCACGCTCACAGGAACCGGCTACATCGCCGCGACCGCAAGCGGAACGCTCACGATCACCGGTCCGGCGTCTGCCTCAATCACCAGCACGTTGAACGCCGCCGGTATCGCCCGCGCGACGCTGGCCAACGATTCCACCGAACTGGTGGCTGATCTCATCGCGTCAGGGGTCAACATGTCCTCGACGCCGGTCAGGACGTGGTGGCGCCTCACGGCCACGGTGACGACTCCCGGAACGACCCCTGTCGTCTGGGAGAACATCCAGGCCAACATCGCGAAGACCGACTCCGCGGTCGGGTTCCCAGCGTTCGCCAACACCGCGCCAACGCCGTTCGTCCTGCCGGGAGAACAGGCGCCCGTCGCGATCATCACCGCGCCCACGGTCAACGTCGTGACACAGTCCGCCACGCTTGTCGCCGGCACCAATTACCTCGTGTCGGTCGGCAGCCGTCTGTCGCCAGTCACCATCAATCTGCCGGATCCCGGAAGCGTCGGGCAGACAATCGAAATCATCGACGCGACGCTCCAGGCGGGTGTGTACCCGATCACCGTCAACTCGGGCAGCAAGCCCATCGTTGAGGGAGCTTCGACCATTTTGCTTTCCACTCCCGGCAGTTCACTTCGTCTCACATATTCCGGCGTCTCTTCGACCGGATGGATGTAACACCCATGAATAAACTCCTCATCCTCCTTCTGCTCACGACCTCTGCCTTTGCTCAGGTCGTCGAAAACGCGCATCTGCGGGGCACGACCAACAACGTGCAGACGCAGTTGAACGCGAAGCTTCCCGTTGCTGGAGGAACGATGACTGGCCCCATCAATTTTGGTGGCCAGATCGCCGTGAATCTCGGCACGCCATCGGCCTCAACCGACGCGGCGACCAAGTCCTACGTGGACACCAAGGCCGGACTATACCTGCCGATCGCCGGAGGAACGATGACTGGCCCCATCAATTTCGGCGGACAGATCGCCGGGAATCTCGGCACGCCATCGGCCTCGACCGATGCGGCGACCAAGTCCTACGTGGACACCAAGGCCGGACTATACCTGCCGCTCGCGGGCGGCACCATGTCCGGCGCGCTGAACATGGGCTCCCAGAGGATCACGTTACTGGGCACGCCGACGACCTCTACGGATGCCGCCACCAAGGCATACGTCGATACGGCGATCGGCAATGTGAATGTCGCCGCTGCCTTTCCTGATTCCATGGGCGAGATCACCAGGCTTCGCCAGCTGATGGCCGGTACCGGGCGCGCGGGCATCATGGTGTGGCCGCAGAACAAGGACACCGCTGGGATCACCACGAACAACGGGGATGGCTTCGCCATCACCCGTTGCGTGCGCCGCGTGCCCACCTCGTCGCAGCCCCAGTACTGGTATCTAAGGGAAATGGGAACGAACACGTGGATGGGCTACCTCACCCAGTCAACGACGTTTGGCACCACCAACGAGACCGCGCCCAACGTTCTCTACTACCGGACTCTCAAGCCGATGCTGAAATACCGGGTGGATGCCGGTGGAGCCGTTACGGACAAAGACGGCGGATCCGTGGCGTATCCGATGCTGACCAACGTGGCCAACAACACGATCACGTTCAGCACTGCCACGATCAACACCTCCACGCGTCGCCTCGGGGTCATCCTCGGCGGCACCTATACTTTCGGAGCGCTCTGCAAGGTGACGATCACCAACAACACCACGTCGGCCAACGTGATCCCGAACCTTCTGCCCACCGTCCAGAACGGCATCGACAACCTCTCGTGGAGTTCGGGCGTGACGGCGCTGGGCGAGTTGACCACGAGCGACTACGTGCTCGATACGCAGGGCGCCCAGATGATGCTGCACAACCAGTGGCACGTGCCCATCGCTGACAACCTCGATCCCGGCTCCTACACGGTAACTATCACCCTCACGCAGCAGAAGAACAACGACGTCAGCCACAGCGGCGCGCAGCGCGCATACATCGCGTACTTCACCTACGGCGGGGACGGGACCACCGAGGCGACCAGCGGCGCGACGCTCGAGGTCTTCGGGCCAGCGAGCTACCGGCAGAAGGTCAGCACCAGCGAGACCTACACCTTCGAGGTGCGGCCGCAGGGCCAGGGTAGCTACGAGTTGATTGGCTGCAACCACGTTAACAGCGGCCGCAGTGGTGAGCAGCTCGACAGCCTGGCGCACACCGTCGACGGCCAGACCATCATCCCGTGGGCCAAGACCGCGACGCGGGCCAGAGCCAGCAACGTGGCCACGATCACCACCGCCTCGCCGCATGGCCTTGTGACGGGCGATCTTGTGACGGTCTCCAAGGTTGGTGCGATCGCCTACAATGCCGAGGATCTGAGCGTTACGGTCACCGGTCTCACCACCTTCACCTACGCCAACACCGGCACGGACGAGGGCAGCACGGCCGACACCGCTGGCTTCATGGTGAACCAGCGGCTGTGGCTGGGGCAGAAGATCATGCAGCGGCGGGCCACGAGCCTCTGGCATTCGTCCACCAACACGCCGGTCATGTCGTCCGACGTGACCTACGTCTTTGATCGCAGTGGCTGGATCTCCGGGTCAGTGATCACGGCCCTCATGCCGATCGATTTGGAAAAGACCACCTACCTCGGCCTAAACACGGTATACGGCGGCACCACGTGGGGACCGGAGTTTCCCGGTCAGGTGAACTGGCGGGTCATCGGAACAACGACGGCCGGCACCTTCTCCGACACCACGACGACCGACGCTAACGTCACTGCCAGCTACGGCAAACACGCCGGATTCCTGGTCTGGGGTCCCACGCGCGCCACCGCCTACTTCTGCGAGAGCCCGAATCTGCAAATGGCCAACTGGGCCTACGGCAACTTTTTCGCGCAGGATCGCGGATCCAGCACCGGGGCGCGCGGCACCGCGTGCAGCAGCAAGTTTTACTTCCAGTACACGACGACAAACGCTGTCACCGGGATCTCTTCTGGCACGGTGTTTCGTGTGCGATGCACTAGGTTGGATGCAGACGTCACGTCGGCGGCCAGCCTGTTCCAATGAGCCAGCGCATGGTAATTTCATGACATCCACTACGCTCGAAATCAAAGCCGGCGCGACGTTCCAAGCCACGTTCCTGTACAAGGACCCGGCCGGGGCGGCAATCAACCTCACGGGCTACACCGCCGCGCTCCGCATCCGACGCAGCTATTCCGCGGGCTCCACCGATGTGTCCCTGACAAGTTCGTCTGGGATCGTCATCACCGCCGCGGTTGGCCAACTCGACGTGACGATTGCAGCCGCAACCACGGCAGGGCTCTCTGGCAGCTACGTCTGGGACCTGTCGGTGACCTCGGGTGGCGGCATCGTCTACTCACTCGCGGGCGGGGCCTGCGTAGTCACACAAAGCGCATGAGCGATCCAATCGTCATCGTCAGGCCGGTCGTTCGAACGGTCACAATCTCGGCTCCCGGCCCTCAGGGTCCCGCGCCCAAATCTTGGTTCGGGTCCGTCACGCTGGTTGCCGGAACGGCCACGGTTTCACTTCCCGCGATCACCTCGACGGCGAAGGTTATGAAGTCCAGGAAGACGGCCGGCGGAACCATTGGCGACCTTACGCACACAATTTCCGCGGGCGTCTCGTTCACGGTCAACAGCGCGAGCGGTTCGGACACGAGCGTCGTTGATTATCTCGTCGTCGACTCGTGAGAGGGTGGAAAACGGACGGCTGTTTTCAACTTCCAGATTCTGGCGAGTGGAAAAAATTTTGTTGGATTCAAAGCGGAGCAAAATGAGACTAGCGACGACAAGGCCAATGGACCACCCCAAACACTACCTCCGCGATGGGCTAGTCGGCGTCATCGCGACCGGGAGCGGCACCGCGGTTTCCCTGATCCACCAGGTCGAGGATTGGGTGCGGCTCGCATCTGTGACGATTGGTCTCGTCATCGGACTTTTGACCCTCTGGCGCATGATGCGCCGCGGGAAGTAAACGCAGCCAAGAAAGGACAAAAATACATGAAGAACTGGAAGACGACGATGGCGGGAATCGGTGCCATCCTCATTGCGGTCGGGGCCGCCGTGAAGGCATTTGCCACCGTTGGAATCGGTGCGGTTGACCTCGCTACCACGCTCACCGCAATCACCGCGGGAATCGGACTCATTGCGGCCAAGGACGCCAGCAATCCGACCTCGACACCGTGAATTGGATCGAGCAACTGGTGACGGCTCTGCTCAAGTGGGCATCGTCGCTGGCTGCCAAGGACCGAACGAATGAAGACTCTGCGCCTCAGGACCGGCTTCGTGATGACCTGCGCGCTCACATTGACGCTTCTGAGCGGGTGCGCGAGCCGGGTGGTCTACGTGAAAAGCGGTGACCCCGTGCGGATCGCGGAGCCGGTCAAGGCGCATGTGTGGGTCCCGGACGCTTCGGGGAAAATGATCCGTTCGCAAAACCGGATCGTGATCCCAGAAGGCTGGTACGCACTTCCTCGAAACTGAAACCCAGAACCGAAAGAAACCACCCCATGACTGACAGCATGGCAACCCTCCACGGCGGCACGAAAGTCGTCGCCCGCTACAACGACGGGACCACCGGCGAAGTGTTCGTCCGGCAACTCCCGATCCGCAGCCTACAGGACTACCTCGCCACGCTCGACGACGAGCCGGCGCGGTTGGAACTCGTCTGCGACAAACCGAAAGGCTGGGCCGACTCGCTCACTATCGAATCCCACACCGCGCTTCTGGCGGCGGGGGAGGAGACCAACGAGCAGAATTTTTTCGCGTGGCTCCGTCGCCGGGTCGGCCGGCAGGAGCAACTGGCGCCGGGATCCAGCGGGGAGTTGGGCAAGCGCCTGCTGTCAGCCTCCCCGACTGGGTTGCCGAGTGCGCGATCCGCTGCGGTCTAACGCTGGCTCAGGCGTTGGATCACAGTCCGGCGCAACTCCAACTCATGGTTCGGGCTCGTGCCCGGATCGACGCAAGCGACGGTCTCCTTGACCTGCACACCAGCTACGCCGCGGCAGTCGCAGCGATGGTTAAGGAGGGAAAGACCGTGATGGACAAATTGCAGAAGGACTTGGTGAAAAGGGCTCGTGGCTATGGCTGACGCATCCGTCTCAATCAACATTGGTTTGCAGGGCGGCAAGGCCGTCCTCGTGGGTCTCGACGACATCGGCGCCGCTGCGTCGAAGCTCAAGACCATGCTGCTCGGAGTAGGAACGGCCCTTGCCGGCGCCGCGGGGCTCGGTGTGCTCGGGCAGGCTGCGATCAACACCGCCAAGCTCGGCGGGCAGTTGGCCGACCTGTCCGCGCGCACTGGAATGTCCGCGCGGTCCCTCGTCACGTTGCGACAGGCGTTCAACGACACCGGCATCGGGGCGGACTCCGTGGGCCGGGTCATGTCCCACCTCGAGCGCAGCATCTACGACGCGGTGACGGCCGGAGGTGCTGCGTCGAAGTCGTTCCAAGACATCGGGCTGTCCGCTGAAAAGCTCTACCAACTTTCACCAGAGGAGCAGTTCCGCGAGATCGCGAAGGCTTTCGGTGCGATGACAGACCCGGCCGCGAAGACCGCCGCGGCCATGCAGATTTTTGGGAAGGGTGACTCGGAATTGCTGCCCCTGTTCGGCGACTCGGGAGCGTTGGCAAAGGCGGACCAGGTGCTCGGGAAAATGCCGGACGTTCTCGCGCGCAACGTCCCGATCCTCGACGACATCTCGGATTCGTTCGACCGGCTCCCGCAGAAGGCGACCCAGCTTTTCGCCGGAATCTTCGACCAACTCGGGCCGACTGTGAAGGCCATCCTCGACGCGTTCGAAGGCATCGACTTCACCGGGGCTGGCCAGAAGCTCGGCGCGTTCGTCAACGTCGCCATCGACGCTTTCAAGCAGGGCCGGTTCGGTGACCTCATCGCGCTCACGATCCGAGCGGCCGGCGAGGTCGGCATGGAATACCTCGGGAAGAGCTTCTCCGCGCTCCGGGATTGGCTGTCCAACGGGCAGTTTTGGATGTCGGTCATGAACGCGATGGCCACTCAATACCTGACCAACATCAAGAACATGTCCGCGATGATCTTGAGCCTCACGGTGCCGTTTGCCGCGGTCGCCGATTGGGTCGGGGACGCGTTCATGACGTCGTTCTCGTGGGCGCTGAATAAGTTCATCGCCGGACTAGAGAAAGCGATCAACGCGGCCGGCACGTTCTTCAACGAAACCTTTGGGACGAGCTTAGGGTCCGTGTCCATCGGCAAGTCCGGGCTTGGCGCGCAGGCCCCTGACTTCGCGCGGTCCTGGGACCTGGCCAAGAAGGGCGCGAGCGCCGGCGTGGAGTTCTCCAACTCGTTCTTTGACTCGATGACGGGCGCGGTGAACGACTTCTGGGGCAACAAGCCTTTCACGGCACCCAACGGCGCCCGCGAGGAACTGGCTTCTCTGGTCAACGGGCAGTTGGACCGGCGCGAGGCCGCGGCAAAATCTTCCGGCGGAACCCCTGCGGCCACTGGCCCGAAGGTCATCCCGCAGAACACGAAGCTCGAAATGCAGAAGCTCGAGCTTGGGCTGTCCCAGCAACTCTCCGTCATCACCGCGGAGCGCGGGCGCGTCGAGGCGGACTGGACGCTGACCAATAACCAGAAGCGCGAGGCCAAGCTGGGCCTCATGCGTCAGGAAAAGGGGCTGATCGACGCGCAGATCACCGCGATGGATACGTTGCGTGTGAAGGCGTCCGAGGAGGAAAAGCTTTCGATTGACCAGAAGCTCGTCGGCCTGCGCTCGCAGTCCACCGGGATGGACAACCAGATGCTCGGGCTCGGGGCCGACCCAAATTCGTTCTCGGCGCAATGGACGCAGGCGATCACCGACCTGCAAAACAACTTCCTCACCCTCGCGCAGACCACGGCCAACGCGTTCAAGGACGCATTTGGCGCGGCCACCTCGTCGATCTCGTCCGGCATTCAGGGCCTCATCATGGGGACGCTGACGTGGGGACAGGCGTTGCGGAACATCGGGCTGTCCGTGGTCAACAGCATCGTGAAGTCGTTCTCCGACATGGTGGCGAATTGGATCATGTCGCACGTCATCATGCAGGGCGTGTCCTCCGCGTGGTCGGCGTTCCAAAGCGCGCTCCGGGCGAAGGACGTGGTCGAAGCGAACGCGACCGAGTTGGCCAAGACCCCGGCGCTCTCCATGAACGCGATCTTGGCGTCCATCGGTTCCTTCGGTGTCGCTGCAATCGTAGGCGTCGCGGCAATCGCCGGAATCCTCGCGGCTACCGGCGCGTTCAAGAATGGTGGCTACACCGGGGACGGCGACCCCAACGCGGTGGCGGGCATCGTCCACCGGGGCGAGTACGTGGTCCCGTCGGACGCTGTGGACCGGATTGGCATCGGCACGCTTGAGGCCATTAGCGCGGGCGGCATGGGCTCGGACTCCGGCGCAACGTCGAGCACGGCTCCCGGGCCGGTGACGATCAACATGGGGTTCTTCGACGACCCTCGCCGGATGAACGACTGGGCCAAGTCGTCGGACGGCCGCACCGTTCTAGTTGACCTGTTCCGCCAACACGCCCACGAGTTCCGCGCATGATCGCCGCCACGTTCGATTCTCTCCCGGTCTACCTGCTCAACATCGGGCCGGACTGGACAACCCTCGTGCGCGGGACGTTCGAGGCCCTGACCCAGTACGAGACCGGACTGACCGGGCGGGAGTCCCGCCGGCCGCACGCCGCCACGATGCGCGCGAAGTTCGCGTACCTGGCGACCGTGGCAGACGACGACGCCCTCGCACTGCAAGCCGCTCTCCGAGCCCACCAAGACGAGCCGGTCCTCATGCCGGCGTGGCCCCTCGCGCAGCCGTGGTCCTCGCGCGCGTCCATCGCCACCACCGGGGGCCTGCGGATCGCCTACAAGGCCGACTGGTCGCAGTGGTCGATCTACGGGGACACGGAACCAAGCTGGCCGGCGGCGGACGACATCTGCGCTCCGCTGCTCTGGGGTCGGATCGACTCCCGGGAAATAGTTTGGATGTCGCCCACCGTCGTCTCGTGGGACGTTCAGTTCGTCGAGTCGGGGTCGGCGGTCTACGCCTTGCAACCGACGCCTCAGGAGTGGCCAACAGGCCCGGCGTTGGCACACTACTCGACCACGCCAAACCTGTGGCCGTTCGCGGTGGACTGGGCGCGGGGGAAAGCCTCGTTCTTGATCTCTATCAAGCGCGAGCAGATCGGGTTCGGCCGCGAGCAAATCCCAACCCTTTACCCGCAAGAGGTCGCCCGGCAGGCAACCGCCGAGGTCTGCACGTCCTCTCCTGCCGATCAATGGCAGGTGCTCCGGTTCTTCCTCGACCACGGCACCGGGCGTTCCTTCTGGGTCGCGTTGCTCCAAGGGGTGCGGTCGCTGGCCTCGGACATCGCGGGCGGGTCCACCAGCGTCGCGGTACAGTTGGCCGACGGTCTCGCCGCGGGCGATTACGTCGCCTTTACCTCTGGCCCCTCCGTCGTCGCAACGGGCCATGTGCAATCCGTGAGCGGGACCACGGTCGCGATGTTCGACGCCCCTGGGGCGCTGCCGGCGGCGTCCACCCTCGTCGCTCCGCTCATGCTGGCGCGGATGGACAAGCCACGGATCCAGATTGACTGGTCGACGGGCAACGTCGCGTCCGTGTCCTTCGCGTTCGTCGAGGTCCCGCCCGAGGTTGACCCGACAGCGGACGAGACCGCCGGGGCCACCATCGGGTTGCTGCCAGCCCGCGCCTACATCTACGACGTGGCGCAGACCCTCGGCGGGATCACGGTCACGGACCGCTGGACCTCCTACGAGTCACCCGTCGCCGTCGGGTCATACATCTACGCGCCCCGGAAGATGGACCACGGGGTCATCCGTCAATCGCTGTTCCTAGACAGGGACGAACTCGAGATCCGGTCCGAGGTCGTGGCCGGCGACGTGCTCGTCGCAATGGCAACCGCGCAGTCGGAAAGCCCGGTCCGCATCACGATCTCGAGGGCGGACGTGTACGCATCCACGGGATCCTCGCCCACCGTCCTTTTCACCGGGGAGGTGGTGAAGGTCTCGGTGAAAGGCTCGACGCTCTCCGCGCGGGTCGTTCCGGCAGGGTCGGTATTCGACCGCCTGTTCCCACGGTTCCGAATGCAGCCGGGGTGCAATCACGCCCTGTTCTCCGTCGGGTGCTCGCTGCTCGCGGCCAACTGGAAGTTCACCGCCTCGATGGTGACGCCCGGGACCCCGGGCTACCCGTTCACCTTCGGCGTTGGGTCTCTGGCCCGGGTGTCGGGTTCGATGCCGACGATCACAGCCGGCTGGTTCGCTGGCGGGTGGGTCGAGTTCGGGACCGGATCCGCGACCGTTCGCCGCTCGATCCTCGACAACACAGCGGCTGTTTCGAGTGCGCTCACGCTGACGCTCGGCCGCGATCCAAACCCGTTCCCGGTGGCCGGCGACTCCGTGGCGCTATATCCGGGCTGCAACGGCGACGCGTCGACCTGCTCGGGCAAGTTCGCAAATTTCGCAAATTTCGGCGGGCATCCGTTCATCCCGCCTGCCAATCCTTCGCTCGTGAAGATATCGCAAAACGTCGCAGGGGGTAAGAAGTGACCCCGACATGGTGGACGCCATCACGGTTGGCGAAGCTCAACGCGGCAATGGAGCGGTGGCGCGGGACTCCGTTCGCGCCGAACTCGTGCAGCGCGGGGCATGGCGTGTCCTGCCAGAAGCTCGCGGGTGCGCTCTACGAGGAAGCGGGGTTCCCTCCGGTCGAGGTTCCTGACGTTCCCATCGCGCACGCGCGGTTCTCCACCACGTCCTTCGTGGTCGCGTTTTTCAACAGCCGGGCCGACTTCGTTCCGGTCTCACTAGACGATGTGCAGCCCGGGGACGTGCTCGGGTTCATGATCGTGAGGTGCGTTCACCACCTCGGTGTCGCGCTGGAAGGCGGCATGTTCGCGCATGCCATCGACGGCATCGGCGCGACGACCTCGAGTTTGCAGGACGCTACGTGGGCCTCGCGGCTCGCGCATGTTTGGAGGCCGAGACCATGAAAGGGACTAGCATCAAGCCGATTGACCCGGATCTCGAGAACGGCAACACGGCGCCGGACGAGGTGGCAACGAATCAGGAGGCCGCGGTGCTGCCGTGGCTTGCTGGCGAGCAGAAGGTGGCCGTGCGATGGATCAGCCCGGTCTACAACCAGTTCACGAAGGAAGCCCCGGCCGAGAGGCCCGGGAAGAAATAGGAGGACACCATGGGCTCAGGAGGAAAAGGCGGCGGAAGCGGAAGTAAGGTCTACGACTACTTTGGAACGCTCGCGGGCGCCGTGTGCGCCGGCCCCGTGGACGAACTCGTCGCGATAATCTGCGACGGGAAAACTGTGTGGCCGTCCGCGACGCTCTGGAAGACCGGCACCGTGTACGCGGTCAACGATCTCGTGGGGTACCAGGGCGGCGTGTTCAAATGCACAACGGGGCACACGTCGAACAGCGGAAACGTCCCGCCGTCCACATCCTACTGGACCCGCTACACGGTCACGCGCACCGGCAGCCCCAACCCGCTCCCGCTCTCCGTCGAAGGATACGGCGCCGCGTACTTCTACTGGGGCACCGACACCCAGACGCTCGACTCGACAGGCGAGGCGACCCTCTCGACCAACGGACACCCGAACTACCGGCGCCAGTCGGTGCTCGTACTCAAGGATTTCCTATTCGGCCGCGAGCGCACGTCCGCTCCCAACGTCGAGGTGATCGTGCGGAAGAAGCCAAAGCAGACCGTGGTGACCGGAACGTCCGCGAACCTCGCCGACGGTCAGGCCAACCCAATCGCCGCGCTCGCGGACATCTACACGGACCCGGTGTTCGGCGCCGGTCTCTCGACCGCTGGATACGGAACGCCGGATCCGGCGACGTGGCAGGCCGCCGCCGACGCGTTGCAGGCCAACGCCACGAAAGCCTGTCTGTCGCCCCTGCTCAATTCCGCAGGCACGCTGCGCCAGTTCACGGGCGAGTTGCTTGCCTACTGCGACGCCTGGGTCAGGTTCAACGGGGCCGGGTCCATCGAGGCCGGCACGTTCCCGCACAACGTCGCGCCGCCGACGTTCACGCCAGAGACCACCATCGACTTCCACGACCTGATCGATGAAGTGAGCTATTCCGCGGATGGCTGGTCGGGCACCTACAACCAGTCTCAAGTCACGTTCAAGGACCGGGACCGCGCGTTCAAGGACGGGTCGGTCTCCTCGGTCTCGGGATCAAATCTCGCGGTGACCGGCGAGCCCCGCACCGCGCGCGTGGACCGGCCGTGGATAACGCGCCGGCAGCAGGCGAGCGACTACGCGGCCGAGTGGCTGAAGATCAACGCGGAGCCCGTGGTCAAGGGCACCCTCGTCGTCCGCGCGGAGAAGGCCGAAAGCATCCTTCCCGGCGACATGTTCCTGCTCACGCACGACGCGTTGTCGGTTTCGATGACTTGCCGATGCACGTCAAAGGACCTGGCCCAGCCGCCCGCCGGCCGCGCAACCATCGGATTCGAGTCGGACCGGGCATCAGCGCCGCCCGTTTACCAGCCAACGGCAAACCCGGGTGCGACCGCCGAGTACCCGTCGCCAGAGCTATTGAGCCTGCGGCAGCTTTTCCAACCCCTGCCGTCGATGGTGGACGGGTCGGACAATTCATCGCTCGCGCTGCTCGTGGCTCGTAAATCTCCGATCACGGTTTCTGCAAGCGTGTGGTTGCGGAAGTCCGACGTTTCTGGGTTCTACCAACTTGGCACCGCACGGCAGTTCGCCATCGCCGGCACGCTTCAAACGTCCTACGCGCCCGCCACGACGCTCACCACCGCGTCCCGCGCCAGAACATCAAACGTCGCGACGATCACCACCAGCGCAGCCCACGGGCTCAACGCCGGGCAGACTGTCATTATAACCGGACTGTCTGACTCTACCTTCACCGGCTCGTTCTCAATCGACTCAGTCCCGACCTCGACCTCTTTTACTTTCGCGAACACGGGCTCGAACGTGTCCACCACAACCGACACGGGAGGCACGGTGCTGCCCGCGTACGACGACGTGACCGAAGCCCTGCGCGTCACGCTCGACACCCAGACAAACGCGGCCGACCTCGCCAAGATGCTGACCACACAGACCGAGGACAGCATCGACGACGTCGCCATCTGCGTCGTTGTGTTCGACCAGTCCGACGCCAAAAACTTTGAGGTGATGGCCCTGCGGAACATGAGGATTGCAACTGGGGAATCCTTCTACAGGCTCAAGGTCCGGCGGTACAGGTTCGGCTCCAAGAAACGCAACGGAGTCACTGGGGACCAAGTGTTCATCGCGTACCGCTCCGACCTCGTGGCCTTTAGCAGCGCGTCGTTTGAGACGTTCGCGAACGCGGGGTCTTCGGCCGTGTTCCGGTTGCAGGCGGCGAACTCTGAAAGTGTTGCCGACCTCTCGGACGCTGCCGTCTGCCCGGACATCAGCTACACGTTCGCTGACACGTTCGCTCCCGGGGTTACGTGGACCAGCATCAAGGCCAACGGATCGACCATCACGGACTTCTCCACCAACTATACGACCTCAACAGTGTTCTCGGTACTGGCGTGCGTCGCAGACGCGACGAATGGCCTTACAGAGTCGCGCCTATACGCGACCCGCGGGACCGAGACGGTGCCACTCTGGGGCTCGGTGTTCAACCAATCCACGAAGGCCGTCGTCGAGACCTCGTTCTCGCTCCCGACCAACGGCGAGTGGAACGTGTTCCTTTCGGTAAAGGACTCCACCGGCCGGTTGCGCAACGTCCATATGATCTATTCCGGGAGCCCGGTGACGCTGAAAATTGGTGTCGGCACCGGGTCCGCGCAGGTCGCGAACCCGGTTTGCGATGTGCCTTCTGGGGCATACAAGGCCTTAATCGTCTTAGTCACCCTTTCCTGCTCAACGCCGGGATCGACGATCAAGTACGCGTGGGAACAGTTCGGTGCCGAGAGCCCGTCCATTTTTTGGACGACCTACGGTTGGATTACCTACACGGGTCCTTTTTTCTTCTACATCAACCAGCCTTTCGGCACACGGTTTTTCGTCTACGCAGAGAAATCCGGGGCGACCACGAGCGACACGGTCAAATACGACTGGACTTCTGCTGGGACGACGGCTTACTGACCCAGCGCGGGCCATGTCGGGTGTATATGCGGTGACGGCCACGGCTGATTTCTCCAATGCGACGACGCCGTTTGCATCGCATGGAACCGCGGCGTGCGCCGGGCGCGCGAGTCGGG